AACCCTCAATGTTTGTTATACATCTGCATTTATTTCCTGCTCATACATCTGATAAAATTCGTTCAATGCCGCTCCATGAATATGAAATAAATATCTCACATTGTAATTCATATCATCAGATATCTGGTTCCAGCTTTTCAGTTCAACATATCTTTCATATAAAACAGAGATATGTACATCATCCGGTAACTCATTAATCTGTTCACAAATTCTTATCTTCAGTCCAACCAGATCATCAATTTTATTATTGATTTCATCCTCTTTTTCTGAAATCTTTGCAAACAGTTCTTCATAACGACTACTTCCAGATTTACTGGTCTGCACTTTTTCACCAGTACCAGGACTGCCAATAGTATACAGCATACCTTTTAAGTTTTCTTTCTGCCGTATCATTCTGTTTATGGCTGCATCTTTCTCCCTGATCTGGTTCAGATACTCTTTTGCGGTCATTCCACAACACCTCTTTCCTACTTAAAGATACGCCCTGATTTCTTATGTCTCAGTGTGACACGTCCGACAATCTCAAATCCTGCCAGATCAAGCAGCAGTCTGAACGACTGCATAACCTTATGGTTCAGCTTGTCAATTTCCTGCTCCTGTTTCTTGGCAGATCCCATTGCAACACCTGCTGTCGGATCTGAATAACCCTCACTGTTCTTATAACTCATTCTCATCATCCCCCAACTCATTAACTTCTCCAATATTATCATCTGCTCCAGCTACGATAAGGGCTGTTAAGAACACCCCCATTGCAAGTCCACTGATGAAACACAATGTCCCAATAATAAAGTACCCCACATTATCTCCCCTTTCCGTGACCTCTGAGAAAATGATCCAGTAATCTGTCACGCCAGTCTTCTCTATGTTTTTCACAGGAATCCTCATCATCTACTAAGATTCCCTTGCGATCACAAAAACCATCTTCGTTGTCAATACATGTCCGACATGTCTTATCAATCATATCTTTATCACTCCCTTACAAATATCTTTCTGACCGTGTTATCTATTCTGCTGGATATAATTTCAAGGTGAAGTCTTTTCTTGATCTGCTTACTGAATACAATCTTACCCATAGGCTGCATGTTATTATCTGCACAGAATACCTGATACCGTTTATATACGTCTGCTGTTGCTTCGTTCTCAATACTTTCAATGCCATTATCTTCAATGAATGCTTTAATAGGGTTGTTCTCATTTTCGTATTCATCCAACTGCTGCTGAACTTTTTTCGATTTAGTGAAACCATTATTTTCAATGATTCTCTTCAGTCCCTCAATACCAATTTTAATCATGTATTCTACTGAACTTTGTTCATTCAGTTCATACTTGATATAAGGACGGAATTTAGGATCAATGGTAACCCCATCTTCCAGATACTTTGAGAATCTGGCATTAAATGGGATGATAACTAAACGTCTGAGAACTGCACCTGTTTTGTCTTTCATTCTTGGAATATCATTGGCACTGAATAGCAACTTTGTGTATGGGTTAAATTCAAACGGATCCTGACCTTTTCTTTCAGCCTTGATTCTGTCACCAGTAACAATTTTCTTAAATACTGCCACCTGAGAGCCTTGCAGGAAATCATCACCGATATCATCACCTAAATTTGCCAGCTTTCCGAATATCATAGATGTACTGAACCTGTCCCCCAGTTCTTTCAGATCCAATGCAGATGTGTTTGCTTCACCGAGAATTGTTCTTATGCAGCTTATGAATGTAGACTTTCCATTTGCTTTATCACCAGTAAGCATAAACGCCTGTCCTAATTCATTCTTTCTGTAAAAGCAATAACCAATAACTTCTTCCAGCAACATTCTGATAACCGGATCATTACAGGCAAGCCGGTTCAATGTATCATCTGCCAGTTCATTGTAAGCATCCGAGTTATAGTTCCACGGTATTTTGTTTGTGATAACTAAATCAGAGGTAAACGGTTGCATCTGATCTGTAACAATATCGTAAATACCATTCTGAAACGCTATATAACGGGTATCTGCTGCCGTTTTTTCTTCAGCTATTAATTCCAATAACTCTAACACTTCCCGACGTTGCGTCTTCTTCAGGTTCGGTATCTGCTGGATCATCACCTTCTCAATCTCCCGGTACCCTACCTGATAAATCCCATCTTCATATACATGAAGCTGACCATTGATTCTGGCTACATTACAGTTACTTTTTAACCAATCTGCAAAACGTTCAAATAAAAATGTAGTACCATTGAAGAACACAGGTTTCTGAAAGGCTTCATCTCTAAGGATCACTTCCAGTTCTTCATCAGAAAGTGATTCTTTCAGGACGTATTTATTCAGGATCCTGATAGCTTCCCTTGTTTCATCCACCGTAAAACCATTTGCTGTGAGTGTCAGAATGTAGTTGAACAGGGCCTGATTCCTACCATCTCCTGCATCCATATCAATAAAATCAGTGGCAGCCTTTACAGGAAGCATCCACTTCGGTAACTCCTGATATGTACCACCTTCTTCAATATCCCATTCAATGAAACGTTCTTCACCATTGATCTTGATAACCTCATATGATGTTCTGGTTCCACATTTGATGTCTGCCGTCAGTCCAATAGCAAGCGGCACGTGTGTGTGGTTCCTTGTTACCTGATGATTTTTGAACAGGAAGTGCTTTCCTCTGGTAGTCTGGTATACTCTGCAATCAAGCTGATAGTCTTCAACAATATCCATCATGATTTCTGACTGTTCATAATCATCAATGTCTATCAGGATAGTGTCATTTTCCAGAACGCCCCCGAAACCGGGAAGATCTTTCACCTGCTCATAAGTCTTGAACCTGGTCTTATTCTTAAATTTTTCAACTGCTGCTTTTCCTTTGGTTTCAATATATCCTTTATAGAGCATCCCTCAACCACCTACTTGTCCCATTCTTTGATACATTGCGTATGTATAAAAATCTCAGTCCCACGCTTTGTTTTTACATATTCAATGTCAGGATCCTTTTCATATATCTGTTTACTGCATACCGGACATATACATGTCCAGTTGTAATCTTTTTTCTTTAATGCTTTGTATCTATTCCACATTTGCACTTTTGTCATTTGAACATTTGCCATCATCCCCACCTTTCCGGTACTATGCTGCAATACCAAACTGTTTCAATCTTCTTTTTGCTAAGTCTATATACCACTGTTTGTCCAGGTTCTGCGGTACCTTTACCCCATTTACATCATCATTATATATAAAGCAATGATCTGGTGTATCTGCGAACTTTTCAGGTTTACCACGGGAACCGCCGCACTTTAATATCCTACCATCCTGCAACTCATTTGAAGCAAATACCCGATAAGACTTATATGTATACCGCTGAGTCTTAGGATAATCGTAATATGTATGTTTTACCCTGACACCCTCAACACGCTGGACAGGTATACAGTGTTCATGTTCTACATGTGAATATTTATCTGACAGTTTCACTAGCTTCTGAAACTCTTTCAGATCATCACACTGATTTATTGTCTGTTCCACTGGTATCTTTTTGACCATGTAATCAACAAGGGCTTTATTCAGAATTGGAAGATCATAATCAACCGCTGAAAGACCTTTCAGATACTTACCAATTCTTTCCACATCACCATCAGCAGAAATCCACAAATAATTGTTTACATCCTTCTGATAGATTTCAGAGATATTATCAAGTTCCAACAGGATAGAACATTTATCTGTACTGCAACGCTGTTCCCACTCCCAGCAGATATCATCAACCATTTCAAACGCTTCATCAGTGTCAGGAATCCAGATAATAAGACCATCCGTATTTGACTGGATCAATTCAAATCCAGGTATTACTTCCAGATGTTCGATCAAATCTAACAACATAAGCTGACCATTGATGCACATGCAGTTGTTATTTCGTGGATCATATGCAGGGTTCGTTTTATCTTTCATGGCACCTGACAGTGCATTAAGCATTTTCTTATATGGTAACTGGGCCTTCTTCCATTGTTTAGCCAGTGGTTTATTACCTGCTTTTGCCGCCTGAACTTGTGCCTTCTTCATTTTCTTTCTGGTCACGTATACCTTCGGATAGTTGTCATTACCTGCTGCCCTGGTGACAAGTCCCCATGCGATCAGCATTGAAGGATAGTAGTTGTTCACATCAACGTGTAATATCTGCCCTGTTTTATGAATTGGTTTTTCAGTTGCACCATGCAAACCACCGAAGCCAAATGTATGAGGAATCCCAGCAACTACCGTTTCCAGTGAACGGTTATAAAAATATTTCTGCCACCGAAAAGAATCTGTCCAGTCACACTTTTCCATCTCTGACTTCCATTTCTTTTTCAGCTTTATACTATTGGCTTTCTCATAGTTTTCTTTGGCTTTTGCATAATTTATCTTCATTTCTTCAGTACAATCTTTTACCGCTGTACTGAACCAATCCTGAACATATTTGTATTTGTTCAGTCTCAGACACGGAAGAAAGAAATAATCAAATTCATCATTGAAGTCCTGTTTTGTACACCCAAGAACTTTTGCTGTAATTCTGGCTTCACTGCTGCCGATATCGGATAGACTCACATATTCCGGGAACGCCTGCACAATTCCATGCATGGCATTAAATACATCTACATTTTCCAGAAATACTTTTATAGTTTCTTCAACATCATGCCGGCAGTAAAAAACTGTCTGTTCTATTTCTTTCTCAGTCAGCTTTCTTTTGATATCAAATGGTACTTCTGTTTCCTTGATATTACTACCCATGAAACCTTCCATGGTCTTCAGACCAACAGGTGGGTTAGGCATAACATCATAATTTATCATTGGAAGTTTATTAAATACTCTTGAATACTGCCATCCTTCTTTTCCCTGAATGATGATCCAGTCATTGATCTTCTTTGGATCCAACCCCAACAGAATCCCTTTCATGATGTATTGGTCATAATGACGGTTGTTAAATCCAACCCATATGTTGCTCATATTTCGCTCATATAAGGTTCTTAACTTATCCTTGTCATTGATTATCACGTGTTCTTTTTGATTCGTTACATCAATGAAAACTGCAAGCCAGTCACGTTCAAAAACCTCAAAATCGTAAAATATCATCCTGTCACCTTTTCAAATGCAGGGTGGAATAACATATTGCTATCCCACCCATAACTTAATTAGCAGTCAAACACCTCATTGATAGTGATAGGGTTGAAATCTTTCGCAGCCCAATCAACCTCAGCTTCAACCTTTCCCTGCACTTCCTGAAAGATGTCAAGAACACAATCAGCAAAGTCAGAATAATTGTAAAATTCCGGTACGGTTTCTGTTTCCAGCTTGTCAAGCCATGTGCAAACGGACTTGATAGCCTTACCATCATTCCATTTTTCAGAAGTCTTGTTTCCAGAGATTACACGATTGAAAAACAGCAGTCTGCCTTTATGTGGACCTTCTTTGATCTTGCACTGTACCGCAAACATCAGCTTGTCTTTCGCTTTTGTCGGCTTAATTTCCATTTTATCGAAGCCAACAATATAAGTACCGTCCGGGACATCCTCAAATGAAGAAAGATCTGCATTCTTTACTTCTTCCTGTAATGCGTCAAGATCAACTTTCTTGTCAAATGCACTGAAATCTACTGCCATAATAATTCACCTATTTAACCTTTCATTTATATAAATTTATTTGTTATCTGATTATTGTCTGGTTCTGCGTCTTCTCTGCCCTCTGACCGGTGGTTCCGGTGCATTCATTGCACCTTCAGTTTCTGATGTGGCATCCATTTTATCAGATTCAGACTCAGTAACTTCTGGTTCTTCCTGAACTGGTTCAGACTGTTCAACTGTCTGTTCAGCGGTCTTTCTTTCCTTGCGTGTTCTTCTTGGTGGTTTCTGTAACTCAGGGGCAGGTACACTCGCGGCCGCTTCTGTTGCAACATCAAAATCAACTTCTTCAGAATCACCTGCTGCTTCCTGAATTGCTTCATCTACCTTTTCCTGATACTCCACAAGTTTCTCATGGTTTTCAGCTTCTACCTCAGCCCTGCTCTTGCGTGTTCTTGTAGTCTTTTCAGCTTTTTCAACTGGTTCTGCTTTCTGTTCTGTTTTTCTGGTTCTGGAACGTCTGCCGGAAGCATCCGGTTTTTCAATATCACCTGCTACTTTCTGGTCCTCTTTGTCCATTTCTTCATCTGACTTATATGTACCCAGTTCATAATAATTTTTAATCTTGTCGTACACATAGTTCAGATCATTATCAATGGCGTAATTCTGGAACATTCCAAGAGGTGACTTAACTGTATCTTTTCCGCTGTTCTGAGTGTAAAAGTAATATTTAGCTTCATATACACCAGTTCTCAGAACGATTGTAAACAGTCCTTCAATAGTGATCTTCTCTCTTAACAGTTTTCCGATCAGCTTAACTGTAGTCAGTCCATTGTCCAGAGTTTCCAGATGGGTCATATAAGCAACTACCACATCATCCGGTAAGTCTTTGCACACATCAATGATCTCAAAGTAATTTGCACCGAAATCATTGTACTTGTCCCATCCAGTTTCCTTGATTCTGTTCATGTATGGGATGGCAAGGATATACTGGAAATCATCAACCACGATCAGCTTTTTACCAGCTTTGACCTGTTCCTTCATGTACTTGATAATTTCTCTTGCATCTGTCACATTATCCAGTGTTTCAAAATGATTCTTGAATGGTAATGGTTTACCTACTGGATTTACTACTGCTGTAATAGCCGGATCACAATTTCTCATGCTGGTACTTTTACCTGTACCAGACTCACCCATGATTAATACTTTCTGTGCCATAATTCTTATACCTCTCTTTCATAAATAGTAATTTTTAATCTTTTTCTATCATCTAATGGTTTAAGCTGTACTGTATAATTTTCACACAGTAAGATACCAACCATATCCTGATATGCTGCACTGGTTCTTGTACCCTCAATTTCAACACATCCGCAAACTTTAAGCTGTTCTGAAACCGCTCTTTCAGATGTGCTTGCTGCTGTACGAATAATACCTTTTAATTCCTCGCATGTTTTCTGCAAGTATAGATTTTTCTCAGTCAATTCCTTATTTTCATCTTCCAGTTCTTTGATTCTCTCAGAATCCATTCTTTATACCTCTCTTTTTTATTCTTCATCCTCTGGATTGTTATTACCCTCAATGACCTTACTGGCCCACATATCAGCCCAGTGAAGGATCATATAAAGCTGTGTTTCATGCCCCTTGACACCATAGTTTGCAGTTTCATACAGTCCGTCATGATATCTGATAGCAAATTCTTCATCCTCTGTCAGATCAATGAACAGGGTTGCAAGTTTAATGGATCTGGTTGCATGATCCAGCGGTAACAGTGACGGATTACGTTTCCATGGTTTAGCATCTGACTGTTTACCGGATTTCAGGATGTTAGGAATGTACATCTGTTTTCCATAATCGCCGCATTTACCGAGATCATGCAATAAGGCGGCAATCACTACACTATCCTTGATTTTGTTGTAGCCTGCACCACCCAGCAGGGAGACACCGATTTTTTCAGCAGTAAACATTACATTGACTGAATGTGCTGCCAGTCCATCTTTTTCATGTGAATGGTTTCCACCAGATGCAGGGGCTTCAAAAAATCCGCACTCTCTCATATACTCAATCAGGTCAAGGACTCCATCACGCCCGGTTTTAATCAGTTCTTCCCTGATAATATCCGGGTAATTGTATTCAACCGCAGTTGCTTTCTCATTCGCCCCTTCTGCAACCTCATTTTCTAATGTACCTGTTGCAACCTGCTCTGCTGTCATTTCTTCAACTTTCTTTTTTGCCATGTTTATTTATCCTCTCTTTCTTAATTTTTCTTTCCACTGATCCTGAAACTCAATATTGTCCAAGTACCATGAATTTCCCTTTTCAGTATCTGCTACAAATTCCTTGAAATTATCAAAATCTTTTGGGTACAGTAAAATCCCACGTCCACCAGCTTTTCTGATTTTTTCAAGATTGTAAAGCTGTAACTCTGATGGTTCCCCTCTCGGTGCTTTTACCTCAAGTCCAAGGAATCTACCATACATACACACCAGTAAATCAGGAATCCCACTTTTGGTATAAGCTGCACCGCCCCAGTATTTCAGGAACCAGAATCCTTTTTCTTCCAGAAATGCTTTCACCTTATTTTCAAAGTTCTTTTCTGCCGCCATATTACTCACCTTTTTTCATAAGTTCTGTTTCAAATTTCTGAATGGATGCAGTTGTTGCAATTTCAGTAATAATACTAGCTGCATATTTCATTGAACTGTCACGGTCAACCTGATATTTGTCTGAAACATCACATATCCCAGAAATAAGGTTGTACACCAATTCCGTAATATCAGCTATGTACTCAGTACGTTTAGTACCAAGCAGAAACTCACAAGCTGTCTTTTTCTGTTCTTTGATTTCTTCCATTTCTTCTCCCTTCTCAGATTTATATGTATATCCGTTCGCATAAGCAAACAGTGTCAACCATGCAAAGTTGATACAGCAAATGATCCCAGGAATCCAGGAATAGGAATCTAACAGACTACCAAAATATAAAAATGAGATACCATTGATAAGTGTAATCAGCTTTAAAACTCTATTTTTCAAACAACTCATCTGTCAGTTCCTTCCCCTTTCTCAATGCTGCAAGATTCTTTTCCTCAAAACTGCCTTTCACCAGCAAGTAATAATAAAAACAACTTTTATCCTGCCCTATACGGTGAATACGTTTCTTTGACTGTTCCCATAAATCACAGGATCCTTTACCAAGCGGCAGGGTGTAGTAAATGATCTTATTTGCTTTCTGAAAATTTCCACCCATTGCGCCGGCCTGATACTGAATAAATGTCACGCTGTTATCTACACACTCATAGGCATACCTTGAACGCCCTGAACCATTCACAAAACTTACTTCCCGGTCAAGTGCTTCACATATTTTCCTTAGCCTTGTAAGTTCCTCATTAAAATTGTAGAAAACAATCACCCTGTCTTCTGTTGATTCCAGTAAGTCCCTGAATGCTTCTAATTTTTCCTTATGCCACTGACCGCACAGTTGCCTTGCATATAAAGTTTTGGTAAGACTGTTATCACCTACCAACTCAACTCTGGGTGTTACATCATTACCATAAAAATCAGAATCATCTTTAAACTGAATAAGATTTAATGTATCTAAGACCAGATAACCATTTTTCATAAAATGTCTGTATTCTTTGGTAGGTTCCACATAAATCTTCTGTTCAATCTGTTCAGGCAGTTCAATGACTTCCTGCGTTTTCATAAATACTGCCCCATGCTGTGCCAGTTTCTTTTTCAGATGATCTACGTGTTTATACCCAGTAACAACTTCCCGTTTAAACTGTCCCTGTTCTACCCATTCTGTATCTACATAGGAAGCCCAGAACGCTTTTTTCTTTATATCCCATCCCAGCAGCTTGCATTGTGACCACAGCTTTTCATATTTACCGGATGTTGGTGTACCTGACAACAGAACAACGCTTTCTGGTTGTAATCTCAGAATGAATTTTGCTCGCTGTGTAGTCTCATTTTGTATCAATGAAGATTCATCCAACATCAAAGTAAAATCCTTTATATGAGTGATATATGAACGCCTGTACACCAAATCATAGTTGATAACACCGACAATCTGTTTTTTACAGTCATAGATGGTACTGGTGTCAATCAATTCCCGGAACCGTACCACCTGTGTTTTCTTTGTCAGGTTGAACACTTCATAATCTGGATAGTACTTTTCAAAGTGATCCACCCAGTCATCAATCTTTGATTTCTGGCAGACCACCAGATTTACGTCATTATTCAGCAAGTACATTTTCTCTGCACCGACAAAAGTTTTACCAAGGCCCATGTCCAAGTAATATGCACATCTGTTGAATGATTCTGTCTGGTCAAGGGCCTGCTGCTGATGGGGCATAAAATTTAAAACGGGCATATGGTTTTTACCAGCCTGTCCACTGCTGAACATATTGCTTTATCAAAATCAGACAGATTCTTTGCAGCTTCAGGATTGTATTTGATTCCCAGTTCTTTCACTACGCTATCCATTGCAAGATCAAGCGCATACTCTGCAAATGCGTCACTAAGTTCAGGATTTCTATGTAACTCAAAATCAAGAATTATTCTTACAGACTTGTCAATTTCTTCCTGTGGTACATCCTTCCCAAATAATGCAACGCTTCTATCCACGTTACGCTGGATTCTTTCAGCAATACCTTTTTCTTTCAACATTTCTACAACTTTACTCATTACTTTTATCCTCACTTTCTACTTTGATTCCTGTACATTTCCTGAAAATTTCTGCATCAAAATTCGGTAATGACTTGATGATATCCTTGCTACCATCAGTCAGACCATCCCACCAAATCTGTGCTGACTCTGATTCATCCAGAACCTTCAGATATCCGCCTGTTGTTTCATAAGTTGGATATTTCTCTTTTTCTTCATCTGTCATATCGTATGAAGAAACCCATTCAACCACATTTTTAGGAATATGAGCCAATGCATAACGTGCATCAGAATTAATCCAGTCACGGTAAGTCCAGTCAGTAGGTTTATCAAATAGCATAATTTTCTGTTCTTCTGTCATAAAACAACCAGTATTAAAAGAAGAAAGGTTCCAATCCCCGGTGTTGCGATTCCCGGTGTTCCAATCCCCGGTGTTGCAAAGACCCGTACAATCTGGATTTTGTTAGTGCAACATTTTGTATCATCTGATTCAGTATCAACCGTCCCCAGTGCAAGAACTTCTGCAACCTTATTTTCAGGATTGAAACCGTAATAACTGAAACAGTCAGACGCTTTTGTGCAGAAATGGAAACCTCTACTGCAACATTTTGGTGTTACATCATCCTCAAATGTCTTACCTACTTCGTACTGGAAATCTCTACAGGTCCAGTCTGGGTTAAATACTTTATATCCTTTAATTGGTTCGCTCATTATCATTTTTCTCCTTTAATTATTCCATCTGATCCTCAGATCAATATTCAACTGCTCTTTGATTTCTTTAATGTAATCGTCCCAGGTTGCCAGATCATCCATGAGATACTCAGCACCTTCTTCCATCTTGGCAATCAAACGTCTGCAACGTTTCTCACCGAAACCAAATTCGTCATGAACGGCAGCAATACATAAGATAGTGAATGTATCAATTGTCATTTCCTTGATTTTCTGTGATGCTTTATCCAAATCCTTAGCTGCCAGAGAAGTATGTATTCCGGTCACACCACGAAATTTACATTCTCTCTCTAATGCTTCAAGTCCACCTTCCTTTACAATTCTTCTGGCAAGATCAAGACCGTCTTCACGACCTCTTTCATACTCTCTCATTTTGTTCATAAGGTAATCCCCTCAACTTCTGCAAATCTCTTTGCATTGATAAAATAGGACCATCTGTTGTCAGAGGTATGTACTGCATATCCCCAGGGAAAAACACCCTGCTGTAAACCTTTTCTGACCGTGTTATGGTTCATGCCCATCAGTTTCGCCGCCTTCGGTATGGCAAGTCTCGGGATAACGCCATCCCTGATTTCAAGCTGCGGCATAACCTGAAGTTCCTGATCCATGCCGGTGAAGTAATCAGAAGCCAGACCAAGTGACGTAGCAATGGCACTCTGGACATCTTCTGACGGGATCTGTTTACCTGACAGATACTGGCTCACTGAACCTTTACTTTTCCCGGTCAGTGTTACAACCTGACGCTGGTTCAGGTTCAGTTCCTGCATTGCCTTTTTTAATTTCTCAGCAAATTTCATTCATCCTCACCGCCTTCCGGGAAACTATTGTTGTTATACTGTCTCATAATATGGATCTTATATTTTCCATCTGAGCATTTCTGAGCCTGAATGATGCGGTAACCTTTCTTGCTGTCCTTCAATTTCTGCTCAAATACCGCAAACTCCATTTCAGAATCAAACTCAATGAACTGTTCAATCCACGCTGAAATGATTTTTTTCATTGCAATCCTGCTCACTTTCTGCTACTATGTAGCTGAAATTATTTTTGTTGCTGTCCCATGGGAACTGGTACTTCCTGTGGGACTTCTTTATGTAAGGAACTTATTGATAAAATACTGCTGTCCCTTACCAGTAACTTTTGTTGTCCTGCTGATCCTGATTGAGCCATCCGGGTTATTAATCACTGTTTCCTTAATTTCAAACAGACCAAGTTCCATAGATTTCTGTGTTGGCATATTTCTACTTGATCCGGTTTTAATTAAGTACCCATTATCTCTCATCCATGTGAATAATCTACGCTGTCCAGTCTCAACACCGTTCTGCTTCAGGATCTTTGCCAGCTCTCCAATTAATATGGATGTGTGGCTTGCAGCTACTGCATCAGCAAAGGTTTCTTTGGGTTTCATCCTCTGAACATCTTCAAGTAATGCTGTATTACTTGACTTTAATTTTTCAATTTCCTTGTCAGCAATTTTCAACGCCCTTGCAAGAACCTGTTCCGGCGTATTCCATGCTTTCTCCAAGTCAATGAAGTACTGACGGTACTGTCTGCCTTTTTCAGACCTCTGGATCATGCAGATCTGCTTTGCCATATCTACGGAAATCTCATAATCTTGTAATTCCTGCCTTGCCAGGGTGTTAAATTCTTTACACCCTACATAATCAGTACTTTCCTGAAATCCGTATTGTAACTGTCTATTGAACCATGACTGAAACCTTTCAGAAATTCCCAAACCCGCATGTAAATCCCTTGCTGATACTGTCGGCTGTTCCCCATCAAAATTGATGGGAATTAACACATTTGACATTTACTGACCTTCTTTCTTTTCTGGTTTGTCTTTTTCTTTCTGCTTTACCATTGCTTCACCCATTCCCAACAGATAACCTTTATCAAACTCGGACATCTTAGGTACTGCTGTTGCAATAGTCTCAAGGATCTTCTTTTCTTTTTCTGACATAACTTTTCACTTCCTTTCTGTGTTGTGGTATACTCCCTATTAGAAGGGAGGTGTTTAACATGAATGAACAACAGTTACATGAAATAGCGGTTGCTTATGCTCAGGTAAAATTACGGGCTTATCAGGAAGAACACAAAGATGCTATTGATTACAACCCATTATCCTGTGATTCTAAAGAAATGTACCATTTTGCTAAGGCATACCGCTTTGCTTTAGACAACTTCGAGCATGAACTTGACGAAGTAGGTTAAAGTTTCATATCATCCATTTCTTTACGGCGGGCTTCGATTATCTCTCCTCTTGTCATAGCGAGTAAATCAACGGCCTGCCGTACTGAAAGACCTTTTTCTTTTAACCAGTCAAATAACTCAAATCTCATTTCTACGACTTCCGCCGGAAGATCATATTTGATTTTGTCGGATAATTCTTTGGATAACTTCATTACTTCTCACCCCATTTCGTGATTTTATAGTCTTACTTCGCTTGGACAATGTAAGTCAACAAGGTACTGTGTCCTCTCGCTCGTTGATTCTTCCGCTTAACACCTTCTTGTTATAGGAATAACGTGGCAATTGGCTTGCCCTCAGTACCCAGTGGTACACACTCTGCGTCAGTGTCCTGATGTTCCTGCTTTCTTCAACTGCTTTGCCGGGTCATGTTTGTCATACACGTAACTCTGTCTACCAGGTACCGTAGCCTAACTGCCATGTTACTTGTTACGTAGCCCTCTCGCTTCACCCGATCTTTCCTGCTTTCCTTATTGACTTATCAGTTCAGTGGATGGGACTGAACTGACGTTGTAATCAACAAAGACTGATGTGTCATTTGCTGTTCGCCTTTGTGACTATGCCATTATAATATATGACATTGCCACATTTGTCAATACCTTTTTTGTGACTTAGTAAGGTTTTTGTGTCATGGTCACAAAAATATGTTGATTTTTAATCTGTAATGATGTACAATACAAATAAGAAAAGAGGTGAGACAAAATTGAATGAACGATTAAAGAAGTTAAGAAAAACATTAGACTTAACTCAACAAGAATTTGCAGACAAGGTCGGAACTCCCCGTGATAATATCGGTGGGTATGAAACCGGAAGACGAAAACCCAGTGATGCGGTAATCTCTCTAATATGTAAAACGAATTTCCCACCAAAAGGTAAAGTCAATGAGAATTGGTTGAGAACTGGCGAAGGCGGAGACGATAACATGTTTATCGAAGCTCCCAGGGATGAACAGATTTCTAACTTTGTTGGTGAATTATTAAAGGGAGAAGAAGATTCTTTTAAGAGAAGATTTATATCAATGCTCGCTGCACTGGATGAATCTGACTGGGAATCTTTGAAAAAGATGGTTGAACTACTGCAAGAAAAAAGGGACTGAATTAATTCAGTCCCAGAATTGCTCTGACATATATGTAGATCAGACGTAACCGTCTATCATCTGCATGATCGAGCATTTCCATTATTTTTCTTTTATAGTCCAATACATCCATCCCCTTCGTGAACCACACGACCCGAAACAGTAGCGATAAATACATTATCGAACATCTGTTTGTTATTGTCAAGTGGTAAATTATGGAAAAAGGTACGATATGAAAGATAAAAAGACTGGGCTTCGTAAAGAGATAATTCTCATAACAAGTATCGCATTACTGATTATCTCCGTTACTTCTTCCGGCACTAAACTTTATTTTTCTATTCCATCAGCTCTGGTATGTTTCCTTTGCGAAACATATGGGCTTGCTAACAGAACCAAAAATAAAACATACAAATTTATATTTTCTGTTTTTTCTCCGTTCTGTTTCCTGCTCCTACATTTTTGGCTGCTATATTTATGCAAAGCCCCTTCTACAATGATGAAAAGAGCACATTCCAGTTATATCATTGTGATTGTAATAATTGCATTACTGGACATATGGTATTCATCATTAATTTCAGAGAAAGTGCAGCCGCCAATTGTTCAACAAATTGATTTTTCTGAAATACCTGCACCTGTTGAAAACATAACATCAGAGGAACCAGTTCAGGCAATAAATGAACGTATCAAGCTGTATAATGATAAATTTGATTATATGACTGGTCCCGATTTTGAAGTATATTGTGCTGATCTGCTACGGAAAAATGGCTTTATAGACGTATCTGTGACATCCACAAGTGGTGATTTTGGTGCTGATATTATTGCAACTCAAAACAAAATAAAATATGCCATCCAATGTAAATGTTATTCTTCAGATATCGGCGTAGACGCAGTATATCAGGTTACTGGTGGTATGAAATATTATGATGCTAATGTGGGAGTTGTTCTCACAAACAGATATTTTACACGTCAAGCGAAAGAATTAGCTTCAAAAATCGGCATTGTGCTGTGGGATAGAGACTTTTTAATCTCCCTGATTGATTCTAAAGCTGATATTGTTTCAGACGCAAGAATACCAAGACAAGAAGATGAAACTTGTAACCGTGATGCGCATTTTGAAGAAGCGGGTAAACTTATTATCGAAAAAGGAAATGCGTATGTTGGTTTACTTCAAAGAACATTTAAAATTGGTTTTAACAGAGCGGCAAGAATTATGGATCAGCTTTGTGATGCAGGAGTTATAGGACCAGAGAATGGAACAAAACCAAGAAAAATTCTTATGTCTATGGAAGAATTTGAAGAATATTTGAAAAATCATTAGTTTGTAACCAGTTTTGTAACTCATTGTAACTCATTTGTAACTGTTCCGAAACTGCCACAAGTCCAGTAAATATAAGGCTTCAGGGCATTTTTGTAACTGTGTAACTCATTTTCCCTTATATATTAT